ATAATCTCTTTTCTTTCGTGTAATATTATTAGTAGATTTGTATTTATCTACCCATCTCATTAAACTTCTTTCAGAACAACCGAATATTTTACAGGTTTGCACTTGATTTTTAGAATGAGATAAATAGTATTTAACTGCTGATAATTTATAATCACTACTTTTATGTGTTGGCATTAATATATTATTAGAAATGAAATTTAAAATTTTAGTATAGTTTTTATATATTAATATATATATAAATATATAAATATTAATATATAAATTTTAGTATAGTTTTTATATATTAAAATATATATGTCAAATACTTTATTTGAAACTAGTAGATTTATTGAGATATTGAATAATGATAATAAATTAAATAATTATTTAAAATATATTGTAACACCTATAACACCTTATTTAATATGTGATCATCATTTTTCAACAGAATTACATAAAGGGAATCAAAAATATATAAATAAAGATGTAAAGGAACTACTTAAGGAAAATACAAATGATTTATATCTAAATAAAGATTTTGATAAAATAAAAGAAGGAGATATCATTCAGGTTCAAGTGGATTTATTTAATATATTCGTTAATGATATATTACCACAAATAAGTTGTAAAATTATAGTAATTACATCTCAATGGCATTTACCTCAACTTAATAGAAACCAAATAACAGATAAATTTATTAATAATAATAAAATTATTTTATGGATATCACAAAATCCTATTTATGAAAATCATAATAAATATATGGCATTTCCATATGGGATACACCATAGTCTTGTTAATCGTTACATGAATTTTGTAAAGAAAAATTACGATAAAATTTTAAATATTGATACAAAAACTAATGTATGTTTTAATTCACCTTTTGGATTACATGATCATCTTCCTAGAAATCATATTAGAAGACATCCAATATTTAATAGTGTAAAAAATAAAACTTTACCCTACGATGAATACTTAAATAATATTTTGAAAAGTAAATTTACTATATCTACTAGTGGTGATAGAGATGATTGCTATCGTCATTATGAATGCATAGGTTTAAATTCAATTCCAATATCTAATATAAATTATAGGGAAATATTTGGAAATAATATGATATATTCAGATATCGATAATATTATAGAAATGATTAATGAAACAAAAATTGTAGGATATAATCAGTCTAATAATTATATTAATCCAGATATTCTTTTAATAGATTATTGGCGAGACAAAATACTACTTCGTCTAAAATAGTTAAATTCGGCGTTTTAAATGTTCAAAGGTGTAAATAAATTAATTAATTATTTTAATAATATATAATGAAAAATATTTGATTTCTCTAAAATTTCATATTTTTTTATCATCTTATCTTTCTTTTTGGTAGTTTTCTTTTTGTTTTATTTTTACCAGTAAACCTAGATTTTTTTGTTTTTCCTTTTTTTTTTCTTGATCTTCTATATTCTTTCCTGAAAGCTCCACCATGAGCGGAGACCAGCCACCCAGCAGTGGCTCCTGTCCCAAACTCAGAGCCCTCCATGGGGTTGTGATGCAGTGACTGCTCTCCGAGCTGCTCCAAGTAGGTCAGGGAGTTCCACCACCGATCTTGTTCCTCTTTCTCGCGCTGTCGTTGCTCATGTATGCGGGCGGAGCTATTATCATACCTCTTCATCTTCCGGAGCGCCGTCAAGTGTGGCTTCGCTTGCTCGGCCGTAAAGCGCTCGCCCAATCGCGTCTTCAGCGTGTTGTTGTCCGCATCCCGCTGCAACCTCGGCAACCAGTTCTCGAGCGCGGACTTCTGGATCCGCAGCGCCGCCGCCGCTCTCACTTCCTCCTCTGCCTCACGTGCTGTTCGGCGCTGACTGGCCCTCGGCCGCGGCGAACGCTTTACTGTGCGGGTTATATCCCTCAAGAGCCGAGATGCTCGTTTTACAAGAGCAGGTGATGGCCGACAGGTTGTATTCCTGGGGACCACCGGTTGAGAAAACTTCCCGTGCGAGCCCAGCAGTTGTCCTTCGTACAGTTGATCCCTTCCCGTATCTAGGGTATAGTATTTATCGTCTATTTCAATATTCAGACCTGGTGACATTATATATATATATATAAATTAAATAAATTAAATAAATATTATATATATAACTTCTAAAATAATAAAAAAGGGAGAGGCCGTATATGAAATAGTTTCCATTTCCTTTTTAGACGCAAATATATATGACACGACTGAGAAGTAATTTTTTCTAATAATACCAAAAAAGTTTTATCTAAAACAAAAACAAATTTTACTACTATATTTTACGAAATATTTATACGGGCGACTATATCGTGATTAATGCAGAAAATTATGAATATTGTAATATTAAATTTACGTTCTCGCATAAATTAAATACATTAATTATTTTAAAATTGATATAAAAAAATAAATTATATTTATATATAATCATAATGATTTTCTGTATATTTTATGCACCTTTAAATTTTATTACCGGCATGAATAATAACAATATAAAATTAATTATTCAAAATAACTCTCGTAATGATTATATATCTATGCGTAATAACACATATACGCGAAAAAACAATCCTAAGGAATACGGTAATTTAGTCGCTTTCGCCCCCTCTGACATCACCAAATCCACTATCTGCTCCAGATCTATTAGCAAACGTGTAAAATCGGTTGTTAAGAGGGTTAGATTCCCGACTATGATAATTGATAAAGCGAGTGATTACATTGCGTTTAGAAATGCATTTGATTACGTGACGCGGGGATGTCTTGTTATCTCTCTTTTTGTTCGGCCGCCACCTCCGCCACCTTCTCACCCGATGACTCCTCTTCTTGTGACCAAGAATAGATTCCCTTTATCGTCTCAACTCGCCGAGACTACTTACTGCCTGCGTAGAGTGCTACTTACTACTTATTACTTACTACTTACCACGACATTAACCCTATACCTAGCCTCAGTCGTAGCCGTACCCCCAGCCCTAGCCCTAACCAGGCGAGCGGCTGCGCAAGGACATTTATAAATATTAATATTTAGATAACTAAGTAAATTTATTATGTATGATATTTTCTCATCGTCTTTACCATAAATAAATATGACTTAAAATTTTTGCGTTATAATAACTGTTAGATTTCTTTTTCTCTAACTTGATTGCTTCACCTCTTTTTTTTGTTCCCGAGTGTCTAGAAAAATAATTTTGCATTCTTTTTCTGGTATTATGATTTTTATATGCATACAATTTTAAGGGAGTTCTATCTTTATATTGAGGATAATCTGATGCGCCAAAATGTATTTTTCTTACTTTGCGAGTTTTCTTATCTTTCACATAAGCAGTATATTTTTTTTTGTGCGGACCTTTTTCAAACTTGATTATAGTTTCTTTCATTACTATAATAAAATATTATATTATATAATATTAATATGATATAATATAAACAATGAATGTTCCAATTAAATATTTACCCAAAAGATTAACTAAAAAAGATAGAAAAATACTTAAAAAAGAACTAAAAGAATCAAGAAAAGGTTATAAAAAAGGAAAATATATAACACGAAAGAAAGTTAAATCATTTAAATCTAAAAAATCACAACATATTTTAAATGCAGAGAGAATATACAAATTAAATAATTTAGCAGTAAATAAAGAATTAGTTAAAAAAACTGGATGTTCTTCAAAATCTCTCAACGCTATAATTAAAAAAGGACAAGGTGCTTATTATTCATCTGGTTCAAGACCAAATCAAACTGCTCATTCATGGGGGTATGCTAGATTAGGTAGTTCTATTACGGGAGGTAAGGCATCGACGGTTGATTTTAATATATTAAATGAAGGATGTTCAGAAAATTCAAAAGCATTAAGATTAGCAAAAAATGCTAGAAAGAAATTTGGTTATGGTACAAGAAAGGTTCCAAAAATAAAACTTTCTTAAGTTATGAATTATTTTTAAATTCATCAACATTTATTACATTTTTAAAAAATTTATTAAATCATTACAAATTACATTAGGTGATTGTTTCATTATCTTATTTTGTAATTCTATATTTAATTTTTCTAAAATTTCATAATTTTTTCTAATTTTATCTAATTCATCTTTGTATTCATAATTCAATTTTTTTATTTCTCTTAATTATTTACATTTATTATCAAATGCAAATAATTAATATTTTTTATTTATTAATTAGCGACTATACATTAAATCTGCCGTTCCAGATTGAAATCGCAAAATATTAAATCTCTCTTCCATAACAGTTAAATTATAATTATATATATAAATACTGGTTGGTTCTTTTGATGTCGCAATAACTTCACCGGTTAAAGGGTCGCATATAGTAGTGAAATTAACATTAGATAGGTCAATTGGTGGATTTTGATGATTATTAAATTCAAATTCAATGTTTTTAAATTTATTGGTATTAAATGCGCCAGTAGGTTGATATTTACATGGATCAGTAGTTAAAGAAAAATTATAATAATATAATCCTTCTTTAGAATTACCGTTAGATTTAGTATATTTTTCTAATTTATCATAAATCCCAGAAGGAAACGAATTCTCTCTATATTTTCCATCAACTATAATTCCAAATTCTTTTATTATTTCTTTTTGATTGGTTTGTTTGTATACAGTAGCTTCATATCCAGTAATAAAAATATTTTTAGATGTATCATTTATCTGATAAATGTTATTTGTTTTATAAAAAATTAAATCATCTGCATCTTTTTCCATGGTTAATTTTTCAAGATTATTAGGAATAATATTTTCATAGGGCCAATTTGTATAATTAGACCATTCATTGCGTTTAATTACGTCATCTCTCTGACTAAACCACATCCAATTAGATACTAAACCATTAGATTCTAAATTTACTTTATTTGATTTATTAACTTTCTCAAATTTGTATTCATAGACTTCTTTAATTAAATAATCTTGTGTATTATTTGCAAATAAAGTTCTTTCTTGCTTATCTAAAAAACATTGAGTATTCATTAGATGAATATCAGTATTAATATTTGTTCTTTGATCGGAATAAATTGTATCAGATGATATATCTCTGTATGGTGGTTCTTGAATAAATCTATGAAATCCATAACGTAAATCTTTATTTTGTTCTGCTTGTATTCTGGGTATTTCGTCATAGCTATTATATGATGTATCGTCTAATATATCTTTTATTGTAAATAAATTTTGTATAGGTCTTAATATAAAATTAATTTCTAATTCTGCATATTGCAAACAAATTAATGGTAATGCCATATTAGATAATAAAGTAAACCAAGTATTTAATGGTATATATAATTTATGACTATTAATAGATGGTTCTACCCCATTTAAACTAGTATCATGTATTTTAAATGCATTTGGATAATTATTGGATCTATTTGAATAATTTGCTGGATCATTTAGTTCAGATATATTTCCGGTCATAATATTGAATAACTCTTTTTTATTATTATCAAAATCACGTTCAACCATATTTTGTAAATATACACCTGAAAATTTTTGCACTATACGCCCTCCAATTGTAAATGTTACTTCATCTATTATTTGACTACCTATATTTTTTATCCATTGAAATTCATAGGGTCTATATTCCGTATCAGATTTTTTATAAATAGGACTCCAAATATTTGGTAATGTAATCACTAAATAAGTATCCATTAATAAATCTCCATATCTTGGTATTTTAAAACTAATATTACTTTTTTGAGTAAGATGTATATTAGTTTGTCCCTGTTGATCTACTCTATATTTTTGTAAACCAAAATTTGTATATTTTGAATATTTACTCTTAAAAAAACTTTTAGTTGGATTTCCATTTAAAATTATATTTTGATTCCCTACTGCTATTAAATTTAATAGTCCACCCGCCATTATATATTATTAATTATTATATTAATTATATTTATTATAAAATTTATTAAGTGTTTTTTATATTATAATAATATAATTAAAATGGCTTCTGAAGATATTGGAACGCAGATTAAACAGGTAAGTGGGGATATTGTTAATCAGGGAAAAAAAATATTAGGAATAAGTAATGATAATACATATATATATTTTGTATTAGCACTAGTTATCGTTGTATTTATTATTTTTATAGTAATATCTTGGTTAATTCATACTTTAAATAAAAAAGATGCTGCATGCAAAAAATTAAATATTATATATTTAGCTGATAGTAAACATAAAACTACTTCTTTTTTCACAAGAGAAGGTAATACACATGCAAAACAATCTACTAGTCCAGGAAATTATTTTGATAATGAATACAAAAATTTAATTAAAAATTATTACATTAAAACGGCATATAATGCTTGTTGTGGTGATGGATATAAAAATAATTTTGTTAATATCTGTGCTTTAGAAAAATGTATTGACGTCGGCGCTAGATGTTTAGATTTTGAAATTTATTCATATAATGGAGAACCTATAGTCGCGGCATCTACGGCAAATAATAATTCTATAAAAGAAACATATAATTATATACCCTTTTCTGAATTATTAACAGTATTAAATAATAGAAGTTTTGATTCAAATACATCATGTGGTAATGATCCGATGTTTTTACATTTTAGAATAATGAGTGAAAATAAAGTAATATATGATAAAATGGGGGAGTATATTGAAAAATATTTAAAAAACAATTTAGTTGATATAAAAAATTATAATTATAAAAATACCGACCAAGATTCATTTTTATTATCACATATAGCCGATAAGAAGTTTCATAAAAAGTTTATTATTATGGTCCATACCATTCATGTTCCTATTTTAGACAATAGTAAACTTGCAAAATACGTCCACGTTCGTTCTGGTTCTAATGCATTAAAATGTATAAGATATGAACAAGTTGTTGCTGCTGGTATAAATAATCCATTGATGATTGATGATTCACACAGAAATTTAACGATTGTTTTACCTAATATTGATAATACTTTAGAAAACCACGACCCATTATTACCTCTAAATAATGGGTGTCAGTTTGTTGGTATGAAATTTCAAAATATTGATAATAATTTACTAGGATATTATAAAATGTTTAAAGAAAAGGGTGGCTTTTCTTTTGTTTTAAAACCAAATAATTTACGTAAAGATATTATACCAGCTGAACCTATACCCGAAGATGTTCCTTTAAATGACCAAAGATTATATAGTTTACAAACAAATTTAGTAAAAGACAGCGATCTCGTACAATCATCGCAGCAGAATACGCCGGTGGAGGGGGACGGCGACCCCGACGATGACGTAATGTCGTTTAAATTTAATAAATAAAATTGATAAAAACTTATAATATAATATAAAATAATAATTATTATTAATATTAATAATTATTTTCTTATAAACTATTTATATATATATATGAAAGATATATCTTTTCAAGAAAAAGAATTAAAAATTTTGCGTGAGGCAGTTGATTCTGCCACTAGTATATTAGGTGAAAAAATGGTAAAATCAGATAATATTAAATCATTAATTAATATTTTAGAAAATTTTATAAGAAGCAATAATTGTCTTTGTTACGGCGGAACTGCTATTAATAATATTTTACCTGAACAAGATAAATTTTATAATAAAAATGTTGAAATTCCAGATTATGATTTTTTCTCTCCAAATCCCATTGAATGTGCTAAAAAATTAGCCGATCTATTTTTAAAAGAAGGCTATACTGAAATAGAAGCTAAATCCGGGATTCATACTGGTACATATAAAGTTTTTGTTAATTATATTCCACTTGCTGATATTACATATTTAGAGAAAGATTTATTTAATAATTTAATGAAAAAGTCTATTAAAATTAATGGTATTAATTATTGTCCTCCTGATTATTTGAGAATGTCTATGTATCTTGAATTATCAAGACCGATGGGAGATGTAGGTAGATGGGAAAAAGTTTTAAAAAGACTTATATTATTAAATAAAAATTATCCATTAAAAGGTATTAGTTGTAATAAAACAACTTTTATTAGAGATTATGAAGGGCCTATATCTAGTAGTAATAATATTTATAATATTGTTAGAAAATCTATTATAAATCAAGGTTTAGTCTTTTTTGGGGGGTATGCTGCTAGTTTATATGGAAAATATATGCCCAATAGAGAGAGAAAACAACTTTCTAAAAATCCTGATTTTGATATACTATCTATGGATGCTAAAACTAGTGCTAATATAATAAAAGAACAACTTGAATATGAAGGTTTTAAAAATATTGTAATTAATAAAAAATCTGGAACTGGAGACTTAATTACTGAACATTATGAAATAATGATAAAACATAATAATAATAATATTGATGTTTTATGTTATATTTATAATACTAATTCGTGTCATAGTTATAATATTATTTATATTAATGGAGATAAACTTAAAGTTGCTACTATTGACACAATGTTAAGTTTTTATTTAGTTTATATTTTTATTGATAGACCTTATTATGATATTAATAGATTATTATGTATGTCTGAATATTTATTTAAAGTCCAACTTAGAAATAGATTAGAACAAAAAGGATTATTAAAAAGATTTACTATTAATTGTTATGGTAAACATAGTACATTAGAAGATGTTAGATCATATAAATCCATAAAATATAAAGAACTTCGTCTTAAAAAATTAAAACCCGGCGACAAAGAATATGATACATATTTTTTAAGATATGTTCCTTCTGAAAATAAACAAGTTAAAACAAAAGAATTTAAAAAAAAACGCAATAAAAAAACTAAAAAAACTAAAAAAGGTAAAAAAAATTGATATTATTTATTAAATTATTTCTAATAATATCAATTATAACATCTATTATTTATTGGTAATATTATAAATACAACAGCTAGTGGATCTTTTTGATAAACCATAACATTTTTTTGTTTTTCCATTAACTATTTTTTTTATTTTGCAACTTTTATTTGAAAGAATACATCTTTTATAGAATGATCTTTTTATATCTATTATATAAGGTATTAATAATTCTGGATTACTTCTCTCTACGTGTCCTTGAAAACCATAAAATGGAAAATTTTTATGTTTTATTATTTCTATAAACTCTTTATTGTTTTTATCTTTTGTTTTTGCAAATAAATATATTTTTTTTGTTTTATTTATCATATTTGGAGAGATACCTAATTTGTTATTATGAACTATCTTTTTTGATTTATTATACAATTTCTTTAATTTCTCTCCGTTTTTTGAAAATTTTGGGTTTTGATTATAATTATAATATGCATTTACACGATTAAATATGGTGTTTTTAATTTCATTTGTTTCTATTAACATAGAATTATGAAATCCGTGACATATTGATAGAATCGGTAGTAATCTCTCTGTCTTATTTATTGACTTTGCTAATTTAAATAATAATTTTTGTTTTTTTAAATGTTCAATAAATTCTTTACTATAATAATAATTACCTATTTGACTACCGGGGAATAACAACCCATCTAAATTCTTTAATACAGATTTTAATTTCAATTTAGAGAGATTATAAGGAATTATTATGAAATTAAGATTATTGCGCTTTAAAAACCTTATGAAAAATTTTGTTAAAAATACTTGTTCTCTCTCTTCTTTTTTATTTATATATGGTGTTGCTACAATTCCTACAATTGGTTTTTTCATACTAATATAACAAAATATTTAATATTATGAAAAATATTTTACATATTTTTATTATATATTAATTATGGAAGTATCGAAATCAAATTTGCTAGTTGTGCCAATACTTTCGGCAGTAGAGACAGAAACCAATAAACTTATAGGATTACCGAAACATGAATGGCGAAGCATCAAAGAGGTGGTAATGCCTATTGTGTAATGTGCGTGCAAGGCACTATCGCTACCACATTGTCTTGAGTTCGCCTTATGTGAATAATGAATTGTAAAAACAATACGTCATGATAAATAAAGAAAGAATAAAATATTTAGTGATATTTTATATATTTATATAATATATAAAAGAATGATTAATCATAGAGAGGTAGATGATACCGCGCGGGAGATCCTGGCACCGGAGACAGACACAGTAGTTGCAGGAGCAGGAGTAGGAGGATCAGGAGGAAAAAAAAGAAGAAAATCTCGTAAAGTAAGAAAATCTCGTAAAGAAAAAAAACCAAAAAAAAGAAAAACATTAAAGAAAAAAAACCAAAAAAAAGAAAAACATTAAAAAAAAGAAAACCAATTTTTGTACGTTCTTTTTGCAGACGCGGTCGTAGATAAACAAAAAATTTAATATTTATTTTTTTATAAATATTAAAATTATAACCATTGCGTTAAACATCTTATTCCTCCGCTTTCATCTAACAAATTATTATATTTAATAGTGTATACTTTATAACCTAATAATGTAAGTAAAATTCTAAAAGGTTTAAATTCAAGTGTATCAGTAGTAATAATATTTTTATTAATAATTAATATATTAGTAGCTAGATTTGGTTCACAATTACATAAAATATTTTCAATAACTACTATAGTATAATTCTTTTTTAAATAATTAGGTAAAGATTTTATGTAAGTTTTTGAATAAAATATTATATTATCTATTATGGTTAAGCAACAATCTAGGTGTAAAGTATTATGATTTATTTTTATGATATTTTTATGAGGAAAAGTTTTTTTTAAATAATTATAGGCAGCAATATTAGTTCTCTCATTAATACCAATAAAAATATTATTTTTATCTTGTATTATATCACCTCCTTCAATTTTAATATTTTTAGGTAATTCAATATAATTTTTAAGATATTTAATAACCATTTTTTTTCCATTTTGTCTGTTTATTTTAAGTGTATCAGAATTAATTTCATTACATAAAAAAGTTTTATTATCTATTTAAAAAAATATATCTCTCGTCCACAAAACATTACATAATTTATTATTATCAATTTGAATTACTTTAATACCTAAATGTATTAATATATTTTTTAAGTCATTTAATATTCTTTTTTTAACAAACGTAGATGTGATAGTTTTTTTACTACAATTTTTATCTATATATGGATTGCCTATAATGATAGACATTATATATTATAAAATATTATTGCATATTCCTAAATAAACTAAGAATTTATATACTATATATATAAATGAAAACCAAAAAAAATATGTGATTGTAAAATAAAAAACAGTCTTATGTAAAATAAAAAAATTGTGTGTATTTATTGGTAACTCTGATATGACACTTCTTTATAAAGCAACTCCCAAGATATAGAGCAATAATGAGAAGAGTGACTGGAAAAAAAATAACCAAATATAATATTGATTATACTCATGACGATGCTGAGAGTGTTATATTAGATAATTATGGTAGTAGTAGTGAAGATAATGTAAGTAATTCTAGAAGTAGAAGTAGAAGTAGAAGTAGAAGTAGAAGTAGAAGTTTAATTAAAAAAATAATATATTTATAAAAAATATATTATTAAAATTATTATTTACATAAATCCAATCATATTTTAACTTAACCGAATTTGGGAAAGCCAACAAGATTAGCGCCAATACCGAAACCAGCGCCCGAGCGTGCACTTGCTCCCATCGACGGAACAAATGTATCAAGGATACTAAATGTAGCAGCCGCCATTAAAGCAATGATAGCGATTTCCTCAAATTTTAAGGCGCGTTTTTCGGGAGGAATAACGAATGCAACAATAGCAACCATTAAACCTTCGACTAAATATTTGATAGCTCTTTTAACTAATTCTCCCATGCCTGGATTCATATTTGTTTATAATAATAACCAAGAAAAAAATAATTAAATAAAATAAATATATTATTTGTTATTAATAATTAAATAAAATAAATATATTATTTGTTATTAATAAAAAAATAACTTAAAATTATAATTAAGTAATTTATATAATAATGTCTACGAAAAAAAGTGCTAAAGTAAAAGAGCAAGAAGTCAAAACGGGGGAAGAGTATAAATATGTAGATTTATTAGATGAAGATAAGCCTATTGCTGGACAAAAATATGTTTGTTTAAGTTTTGTTTCCCCTGAAGATATTTTAAAAAATAAAAATCTATTTTATTTTGAAAAGTTTCTAAAACACTTTGATTTTAAAAAATCTATCGACAAATATACACAATTTCTAAATTTTTTAAGTTTCAAATATAATTTAGATTTTCAAAAACTTTCAACTGACCTGGAAGAATTTGTTATAGAAGAAAAAGAAAAATTAGTTGAAACTACTATTGAAGATGATTACAAAAGTTTTGTTGATAATTCAGAGAAAAAATTACAAGAAGAATTTAGTAAATCACATAATTATCAAACAAATACTCGTGGAATTAAAGTAAGAGGAACATTTGCTTCTCAAGAAGAAGCAGAAATGAGATGTAAAATGTTAAGAGAACAGGACTCTAATCATGATGTTTATGTAGGACAAGTAGGTTTATGGATGCCGTTTCATCCTGAAGCTTATAAAACAGGTAAAGTTGAATATCTAGAAAAAGAACTTAATGAATTAATGTCTAAAAAGAAAGAGAATGATGAAGTAGGTAAAGAAGAATTTCATAAAAGAGTTAAAGATGCTAAAAGAAAAGCTATTGAAGAAAATATTGCTAAAGCAGAAAAAGAAGGAAATAAATTAATGCAAACAATTGATGACGATGGTAATCTCATAAATGCCGATAGAATGGATGTTCCTGGTAAAAATTTATTATTTGGCGATGGAGAAAATGATGATGTTTCTACTGCGGATTTAAGAAGTGAATTATTCAATGGTGAAAATGTAGTTTTAGATAAAAATAATGACCATGGAATTAGTGAAATTTTAGAGAGACAAAAAGAAAAAGAAAAAGAAAAAGAAAAAGAAAAAGAAAAAGAAAAAGAAAAAGAAAATAATGAAAAAGAAAATAATGAAAAAGAAAATAATGAAAAATTAACTGCCCCCGCAGATGGCATTGAGTCTGTATCTGAACCAGTTACAACCAATAATGAATCTACTAATATTGATTAAAATATTAATTATTATAATTATCTAAATGAATATATATATATATATATCAATTCTTGGTGCCGAAATAAAATATATAGAAGAACGCAAAGAAATAGTAAAAGTATATTTCATAGAAGTAGAAGTAATTAAAAAAATTGAATAATTATTATAAAAATATAATAATTATTTATATAATGAAAAATAATAACATTAATTGTTGTGATTATAATGATTGCAATCATAAATTAAAATTAATAAATTATCCTTGTAAATGTAATAAAAAATTTTGTAAATTACATAAATTACCCGAACAACATAATTGTGAATATGATTATAAAGAAAATGATAAAAAAAATAATAAAATTGAAGAAATGAAATGTATTTCAAAAAAAATAAGTAAAATTTAAATTGTATTATCGTCTTCAATTACGACAGAATTTATATTATTTATTTTTCTTATGTTTTCAAATTCATCTATCCACATTATTACACAAAACCATAATGTGTTTGCTGCATAACCTTTATTATCAATAAAATGTTGATATTTTTGAAATAATAAAGATATATTTTGCAATTCATTATCATTTGGATGAAATTTATGAAATATATTAATTATATTATCACACATTTCATCTATAGTTTCAAATAATTGTAATATATGTATACAGTCTTCTATAGAATTAATTTGAGATAATTTTGTTCTTAAATTATATTTAAAAGCTTGTTTATTATATGTTTCTAAAAATTTATTATTATATTTACAAAATAATATATTATAATATTCGCTTTTGCACATATTAATAATTAATCAAATTTTTTTACTTACTTTTCGTTATATTATTTTTTTTTTGTTTTTTTTGTTTTTTTTGTTTTTCTCTTTCTTTTATATTTTGGTGAAGCAGCACTTTCATAAGAAGTTATTCTACTTGGAAAACTTATTTGATTATTAATGGTTTGTGATATATGCTTATTAATGGTTTGTGATATATGCTTATTTTTATATGTCTCATATATTTGTTTATATAATTCCAAATTTTTTATAGTATATATTTTTTCTTCTACTGATAGACGATTAAAATTTTGTTTTATTATTTTTTTTAATTCCAAATACTTTTCATTTAAATATATAATAATATCACTTTTTTTCATGAATGTAAATAAATTTTCCCGAACTAAATGATTATATGATTTACCCTTTTGATTATTTATAAAATTAGGAGGTGGATTAATTTCATAATAAGTTAATAAATGATTGGGGTCTTTAGTTTTTCTAAAATCTATACTCATATATTCTCTCGGTCTATTCATAATATAAATAAGACAATATAATATTTACCATTTACCATTTACCATTTACTTTTGCGAACATTAATTTTAGGACCTTTCTTTTTATGATTATTGGGGTTATATATTTCTTCATCGTCGTCTGAATCCATAGATTTAGATATTTCCCAAAATTCTTTAGACCCTAATTTGAAATTTTTATGTGAATCTGCGCGATACCAAAATATTTGATCAGTCAATTTATTTGATTTAGAATTATTATTTATTACTAAGCATTCATAATTTTCGGTACATTGATCCATAACTTCACAAAATGATTCAAATGTAGGAAACATACCGGCATAATTTTCATATATTTTTTTTCTGTTCGAAATATATGGTTCTCTTAAAATAAATACATAATCAATATTAGTTCTTAAATTAGGAGGAATACCTAAAGGATATTGCATAGTAATTATTAACATCATTTTCCAATGTCGTCCATTCATAAATAATAATCTCATCATTTTATCACGTGTCCATCCAGCATCATATAAACAATCATCTAATATAACAAATGCGCGTGGATCAATAGTAGATTTTTTATAAACTTCTACTTGCTTTTTGATTTCTTTCAGTACAGTTCTTTGTCTTTTCAATATATTTTCTATAATAACTGAATTATATTCTTCATGAATAAATAATTTAGGAACATGTTCAGCATAAAATCCATTACCTGCTTCTGTTCCACTAATAACTGTTCCAATAGGAATATCTTGATGATAATATAATAAATCTCTTACTAAAAATGATTTTCCAGTATCACGACGACCTATTAAAACAATAACTGGTCCTTTATTTTCGTCTGGTCTAAAACTAATAGATTTCATTTCAAATTTTTTTAATTCCAAAGTCATACTTAATAAATATAACTAAATATATATTTACATTGAATACGCATAAATATATATCATAAAATAATTAGAATTTAGAAATATATTTCTTATTATTTAAATTTAAAAGTCATATGTTAATAAATATTACTAAATATATATTTAATTTTATTTACGCAAAAATTAATAAACAAAATCGTTAGAATTTAGAAATATATTTATTATTATTTAAATAAATGGAATTAACTTACAAAAAAAATAACAATATGGATCTTTTCAATGAATTGTGCGATACTAATTTACTTGATATAGAGAATTTACAAAATTATATACCTATTTATGGTAGTTATTTTAATTTAAATGAAAATAATTATAATTCTATTAACTTAAATAATAATTATAAACTTTGTTCTATAACTGAAAAATTAGGTTATTCAAAATTTAATGGTACAATTATAGATGATAGTAATAATATAATTAATAAGAAAATATTTTTTAAATATAGTCCATTAGTGGATCCAATAAAATATATGATTGGTAAATATGATAATAGTTATAGTATTTTAAACTTACCAAGGCTTAATAATAATGAAGAAGTAAATAAAAAAAAATTAGATTCTAATAATTCAGCATATACTGATGGATTTTTCTCTTTTTTATCAAGTCTATTATTAAATAAATACGATTTTATTAATGGAATTGATTATTATGGTTCTTTTTTGGGTATAAAAAAGAATTTTATAGTTGATATAGAAGATGATTTGGAATATTTAGACGATTCAGATTTTTTTTATAAAAATAACAATATATTATTTAATATTAAAGAAACAGAAAATTTTAAAAATTATTTTAGTAATACCAAAAAATATAAACAAGCATTAGTGATTGATAATAATAATATATTAGATGAAGAATTTCAAATAGATAATTTAATTGATAATAAAGTCAATTTAAGTGAAATAAGCCAAATAATAACTAAGGATTTAGAAATTGAATATACGCATGATTTAAATAAAAATAATATTAATAAAAAAAATATAAAAACAAATAAACAAAGTGAATCTTCTTGTTCTTCTAGATATTCAAATACAGAATCAAGTAAAAATGAATATTCAGAAAATGGAGATAATTCTAGCGAAGACCAAAGTGAATCTTCATCCATTAATGAAGAAATATATGCAAATATATTTAAATTTCCAGTTCAAACTATTGCTTTAGAATGCTGTGATGATACATTAGATTCACACGTTATTAATAATAAAATAAAAGACAATGAATGGGAATCAATTATTGCACAAATTTTATTTTCTCTTATTACTTATCAAAAAGTTTTTGATTTTACACATAATGATTTACATAGTAATAATATTGTTTATAATACAACCGAGAAAAAATTTTTATATTATAAATATGATAACAAACATTATAAAATTCCTACATTTGGAAAAATATATAAAATTATAGATTTTGGTAGAGCTATATATAAATTTAAAGGTAATATAATTTGTAGTGATAGTTATGCTGCCGATGGTGATGCACATACACAATATAATACTGAACCTTATTTTAATGATGAAAAACCAAGATTAGAACCAAATTATAGTTTTGATTTATGTAGATTAGGATGTTCTTTATTTGATTATTTTATTGAAGACATAGAAGAAATTAAAAAAATAAAATCTCCTATTAAAAAAATTATTATTACGTGGGTATTTGATGACACAAATAAAAATATATTATATAAAAATAATGGTTCTGAACGATACCCTGATTTTAAATTATATAAAATGATTGCTAGAACTGTTCATGATCATAAACCACAAAATGTTCTTAAAAAACCTCTTTTTGAAAAATATTTAATTCCCAAAAAGAAAATTAATAATCAATCTGTAATTTTTAATATAGATAATTTACCAATTTTAACTTAAAAATCTGGTTTACTTACAAATACAGATGGAACTGCTTTAAGATTTCCTATTATTTCATTTAAATTAAATTGGTCTAAAATTATTAAACATAATGTAGCAGAAATAAAAACTAAAATAGTATCTTTAAATAAATCTTTTAACGGTTTATTTTCTTTTAATATTAATCTCATTTCTATAAATTTTAACACAAAATAAATTACACTAATAACTGATGAAGTTAATATTTGATTCATTTATAATTTACTATTATAAATGAATTAGTATCAAATTAACGAATTAAAAATTTATTTTAATTCCATTATATCTAATTCTATAGATTGATCGTCGGTTTTTATATCTAATACTTCTAAATCTAATAAATCCGGATCATTACTATCTAATGTTTTTATATCTAATTCTAATTTTTCTTCCAGATTATTATCTAATTTTAATTTTGAATTTGCTTCTTCTTCATCGTCTGTTTCAATATCAATGTTAGCTTCTAATTCAATTTCTTTTTTGTTTGATTTTATATTATTACTATCATTATCAGTATTTAATGATTTATTTGCATTTTTAATTGCTTGAGTTAAATTTTGTTTATTTTCTTTCTCAATTTTTTCTTTAACTTCTTCTTTTGCTATTTCTAATTCCTTTTCTTTTGCTTCTTTTTGTTGTTTCTTTATCGCTTCTTCGTCTGCAATAATTTCTTTAGTTTCTTCTACTTGAACATCTGTTTCTAATGTTTCGTCTAAATAAATTCTTAATATATTTTCAACCGGAATATTTTCCCTAATTGTATTTAAAATACATTCTTTAACTATTATTTCTAATTCTCTGTTATTTTTTTGAATTTGTAATGGCATTATATCTTTTTCAAATAAATAAACATTTATATAAACTTTTCTTGCTACATTTATATATGTTTTATGAATAAAACTATTCAAATTGGGTATATCAATATCTACTTTTTTTTGCTTTAATCCAGGTCTAGATGCTGTTAAAGATTTTAATTGTGTGATATGAACACACGTAAGTAAATCTTCTAAATAATTACAACAACAAGCATTTTGAATTCTATCTTTTTCAATATTTACAATCTCAGAACTCCATTTTGGAATATTATTTAATAGATTTTGAAATGTCATTAAATATTTTTCTTCTTCATCATTATCCATACACATTTTATACGACTCATCAAAAACTGATTTAATTCCTTCTATTATACACGGAGTCAATATATTTAATAATCTAGCACACCATTCATTTTTAGATTCAGTAATAGTATTTAAATTATAATCATCCATATTATTTAAATAAAACCAATATTTTTTAAATCAATATTATTACGAAAATATATATAATTCAAGCAAAACATAATTATTAATAATTCATTTCTTATTTCTTTTTTAAAAATATCTAATACAAATAAAAATTTATATTTTTCTTTACAATCTGGTATTTTATTTTTTATATAATAAAGTATCATATTTCCACTAAAACCATTATTATACAATTTATTTGTTAAATCTAATATATAAATTACTTTTTTTTCATAACATGAATTTTTTACTGAATCATCTAAAGCTAAAAATTTATTTAAATAATAAATTTTTTTAGAAAAGAAATCATAATTTTTTTTTTCTTCACTACAAATATTTATCTTTTTATTACAATATATATCACTAAATCTTGATAGAATTGGTTTTAATATTTTAAATTTATCATCAACTATAATAAAAAATCGTGTACTATGATTATATATTTCTATACATCTTCTTAATGCTGATTGTGCGTCTATTGTTAATTTATCAGCATTAAGTAATATTATTGACTTAAATAAATAATTATCATTTTTATTTATTATAGTATTAGCAAAATGTTTTAAATTCTCTCTTATAAATTTTATATTTCCTTTTCCATGTGCACAATTTATAATTAATACATATTTACTTATGTTTTCATTTGTTTTATATACCATTTTTATCAAATATTCTAATACACTTTTTTTTCCTGTTAAATTACTACCGTGAAATATTATATTTGGAATATTTTTTGTTTCATATAATTTATTTAATTTTAATATTATATTCTCATCCATAGAAAGATTATAAATACATATTAATTAATATTTAATTAATATTTTTATTAAATTATATTATAATAAAACTATGCCCTCAAATGCATATTCATCCACACGAGGAACTATTAAATCTAATATTAATAGTCAAATAAGCAATTTATTAATTAATGATAACACTACAATACCAGATGCTACAGTAATTAGACAAGCAGATGCAAGTTTAACACTTTCAGAATTAATTTTTGAAATATTATTACAAAATAGAGATGCTCTTTTTAATAATGTAAGAGTAGGCGGCAAATTAACTACCGAATGTTTATCTATTGATAATAAAGTATCTATTGGAGATACTTCTGGTTCTACTTTTCAAGTTTTACAATTTATTACAAAAGATATTAATGCACAAAATAGACGCGATCAAGTCATCGCAGATATATCATATGAAATTATAAATGATATATCATTATCATTTAGAGCAAAAAATTCCAATGGATATTATCAACTTTCTGTCACTTTTAATTATTTAACATCAACTTATTATAATACATTCCTTAAAATTGGTTTATTTTATTATACTACTATAACCGATTTAGGTATTGATTCTAGCGAAAATTTAATTAGAGAATATGTTATTGGTGATGAAAATGCAAATTTTACAAATGGAGTATTTAGCAAAACAATCTTAGTAGATATTTCGCATGCCGCTAATGATACTATCAATTTTTATCTTAAAGGTAAAATACAAACCGATTTATATGGTAATGATTTCAGTTATATTGATCTTGATGATATATTTAAACCTAAAATTATTCAAACCTTATCCGGTAATTTAATTACCGCTGCTGAATTCAGTAATTTTATTTAATTTTGTCTATTATTTATTATAAAAATAATTTATAATATATAATGAGTTATTCAATTTCTAGTTCAAATCCAATAGAATTTTTAAATCCTAATAGAATATGGAAAATTGGCCATAAAGGTCATTTGAGAGAAGTAGATGTAAGTGGAATTCTTAATATTAGTGGAAATATGCATTTTACTAATCAAATTACAGGATATCATCTCAATTTATCTGGTGATGTATCATTTAATCAAAATTTAAATGTATATGGTGATGTATTATTTAATCAAAATTTACATGTATCTGGTAATACACGTTTTAAAATATCACCTTATCAAGAAATTGATACAGATTTAAGTTATATATACTACAGTGGAAGTTTTGGACTTGCTAAACATTGTTTACCAAAACAACCCGACCAAACTAATAAAAATTTAATTATAAATACTAATAGTAAATACACCGAATTAACCGCCGCTAATACTACAGATATTGTTAATTCTCTAGAATTACGACGTTTTATGGTAATAGGATTTAATGGTTATTATGCTAGTAGCACCAATGGTATTTATTGGGACATTTCAGGAACAACATCTACCAATCTATTAAAGCAAGTTATTTGGGTAAAAGAACAAAGCAAATTTGTAATTATTGGTGATAATGGATATGTTGCTATTTCTAGCGATTCTTATAATATTGATATTAGTTCTACTATTATTTCTGTTAATACTTTAAACTCTATTGCTTGGTCTCCTCAATTGGGTATTTATTTAACTGTTGGTAAAAGTAATTCTAGTCTTCCTTTTACTGCTACCAGTATAGATGCAATTAATTGGTCTAATAATATTATATATGATGATATACAAGTATTATCCTCTGTTATTTGGGTTCCCGAATTAAAAAGATTTATTGTCGTCGGTTCTTATTCACCTAATGGCGGTATTGATTATCATGGGTTTTATATGTCTACACTAGATGGAAAAAATTGGGATATAAGTGGTATTATTCTTGCGGATAATGATAATCAATTTAAATCTGTTATATGGTCTCCTGAACTATCACGAATAGTTGCTGTCGGAGAATCCGGGTTTTATGCTACCGCCAAAGCTGAAAAAGATAGTCTTATATGGGACTATAGTGGGAATATTAGTAGTATTGATAAATACAATAAAGTTATATGGATTTCTCAATTGCAACGATTTGTTGCTATTGGTGATAAAAGTCCATTCGGCCATATGATATCAAGTTTAGACGGAATTAATTGGGATCTATCTAACGATTTACCAAGAGTATCTACCAGCATTTGTTGGGCAGAAGACTTGGGTAAATTACTAATTACAGACACCAATGGAAAAATTTACTACACTAATCCAAAACATGTTTTTCAAACAACATACAATATTTTTCAAGATGCTATGTTACAAGAACTGGAGGTCAATGGTGATGCTAGTTTTAATAGTAATTTTGATATAGAAGACCATCTTATCGTACACGGAGATGTTTCTTTTAATTCATCATTAGACCTTATTGGGCAATTTAGAGTTCACGGTGATGTTTCTTTTAATTCATCGGTTGATCTTAGCAATCAACTTAGAGTTCATGGTGATGTATCATTAAATAATAGATTAGATGTGTCAGGAATTACAACACTTTCTGACCACTTATTAACAAATTCATCTTACGTTAAAGTTCCAGTTTCTTATAGCACGTTCGCAGTAGCAAAAGGAGTAGATTTATCAAGTAATATAACACAAATATATGGAATATGGCATGACTTAAGTGCTGATGGTTATACAGTTACTATTAATCCAGTATCAATTAATAGTTATATTAAATTAGATTTTAAAGTAAATTACATTTGTTCTAATGAAACTGATCAAACAATATCTTTTAGGGTGAAAAATAATCATAATGAAATTATATATGCAGATTTAAGTTTGGGTACGACAACGGGCGTTACAAATAAAGGAATATATAATGGATTATACATTGATTTTTCAGGATATAATGCTCCTGTTACTTATTATTTAGAATATTTAATAGCGGATGGTGCAAATAATATAGAATTTTTAATGGTGGATGATGCAAATAATAATATTGATGTAAGTTCAGGAGTATTAGGACATAATCATGGTAATTCTAATATAGTAATAGCCCAAGAATTATATATACCAGTTGAAATACCCAAATCATAAATCATAAATCATAAATCATAAATCATAAATCATAAATCATAAATCATAAATCATAAATCATAAATCATAAATTATAATTTTGCCTTAAATTTTATATTAAATTTTATATTAAATTTTATATTAAATAATATATACGTTTATTTAATATAGAAATGTCTTCTATTACCAATCAGATAGTTGCAAATATTAAAAAAACTTCTACTAATTTTAATTCACATAGTTTTGTAAATAGTGAAAATGTTGTTTGTATAGATACTAAGATTAATAGAATTGGAATTAATAGAAAAACACCACTCTATTCTATAGATATTTCTGGTGATACTAGTGATAATGCTATTAGAGTTCATAATTTACATATTAATAATTTAGCAAAAATTAATGAAATTTCTTGTAATAGAGTTGATACTGAAATTTTTACTGTAAATGAAATGGACGTATCATCTTTATCATTTAATTTGCTTACTGGTAAATCAATTGATATGAGTTTTTTAATAGCGCACGATATTAGTACATCAAAATTGTTTGTTCCTGAATTATCAAGTAATAATTTTAATGTTTCTGATAATATTAACACAAATACAATTACTGTTACCGACGAATTAATTGTTAAAAAAATAACCGCAGAAATTATTGATTTTCCATTAGCTGATTTAAATTCTTTATCGGTTAGTAATGCTTCAATTACTAGTTTATTAAATGAAGATTTATTTGGTAATTATATGTTAGCTTACGAAATATCAGTAAATAGATTATTTGTAAAAGATAAACTTATATCATTTGGCGAAGCTAGTTATAATCATATATCTGTTGATGGAGATGCATCTTTAAACAAGTTATATGTAGATACAATTGCTGAATTAAATGACCTTAGCGTAAATAAATTAATAAAATTTAATGAACTATCTGGTAATACTATTAATGCTAATACTATAACATCAAATGGAACAACTATTATTAATAATGGTGTTTTTGGGGATGCATTAGCACCTACTAATGCAGTTTTTAATAATCTAGTTGCTGATAGATTAGATATTAATAATCTTCATATATTTAATTATTTAGATAATGATGGACTTACCGATTTATCAAATGGTATGCTTATATTACCTGTACATAAAAGAGAATATGATTCTAAAACTTTTCAACCAGGAACTATAACTTTTGATGATACTTTTAATATATTAAAAATATATAATACTAATCCAGAAAGTAGATGGAATAATATTTTATTTAATATTAATTATGCTACTATGAGTTTAAGAAAAGATATATCTGGAAATGACATATCATATGATATTCATAGATTACACTACGAAATTGACAGAGATAATTCTGATAATTTAATTTTAGACAAAGTTAATTATCCAAATATTAAATATATTCCTATTACTTATGATGTAGGTTATGGTAATAAAATTGACATTTCTAATAACAGTCAAACTATTGAAATAAAAAATAGAGAACAAGATGAATTATTTGAAATTCATGCAACGGTAGGAATCAAATATCTAAATAGAGACCCGGGAGATGTTGAACCCAATATTTATACTTTTGGATTGTATCCTCATATGAATACTTTTAATAAAATAAAAGATAGTATTGATAATTCTTTCGTGCATTTTAATAATACTGTTGTTGTTTTTGATAATAGTTTTAATTATGCAAATACAAGTTTAAATTATATCGGACCTCTTGCAAATAGTATGTTTGGTGAAAATATTTCTGATCGCTCTGGATTTAATTTTTACATTTCATCTAATAAAGATATTAATTATATTGTAATTGATCAATTTAATGGAACAATTAAACAATTACAATAAAATTAATATAATTTTTTTAAATTATCATAAAAAAATTATATAGTGATTTATTTTCTTAAAATTATTTTTGATAATCTCATAACATTTGATGCGCTTGAACCTAATTTATAATTGTGCTGAATTGGTTTGTAAAATATAGGACAAGGACAAGGTCCAGTAAAGTTAAAGTTGTTTATATTAGATGAAGTAGTATCGCCGTCTTCATTATCTATTGCATCTTCAATAATTATTATATCTCTTGTTATTATTGTAGTAACTCCTACTCCTTTATTACTTATTGCTGTATATGTAATTACTCCTTCGAAAACACCTGTTGTATTAGTATCTGTTAATGTATTTTCTACTATTATTGTTATGCCTCTTCCACCTGATGCGGGATCAATTGCACTTAAACCAGCTAACAATATATTTTCTGTAATAATTGAACCTACTTGAACCGTTAAACTCCAATTATTTCCACCTAATGATAGTAAAAATTCTTCAAATGTTAGTCCATTAATAAAAAATTCCGGATATGCAAATGCTCTTTCTACATTTACTGATCTAGTTATAGTATTTCTATTATTTGCATTATCAATTATAGTATAAAAAATATTAATTGAAGCATCGTCACCTAAGAAATTACTAGTTTCATTATAAAGATTTCTTACATCTATTTCAAGAATTGAATAAACATCATTTATTACGTTTGATTCCACGTATCCTTGATACTGGGTATCATTATAAGTAACATTTGTTAAATTATAACATAAATCAAATTTGTTATTCATTTGTATGTTTTGATTTATTTCAATAAATGAAATATCCTGAATTAAAAGTTCTAATAATACATTTATATTTCCATCTACAATAGTTGATAATGCTTGAGAGAATGATAAATCTGTTTTACCGAATATTAATGTAGGCGGAACATAATCAGGAATTGCTAAGTCTAATACTACCGTATCAACATATTTATCTGGAAATAAATAACTATTGTATTTTATTTCAAATCTTATTTCTAGATTATTTGAATAAAAACTATTTAGTAATAATTTACTACCACTCATAAAATAATTTATATTATCATATTCTCTTGTTTTATTTATAAAATCATAATTTTTTCCTATTCCATTTATAAAATAATTAAAATTATTTAAAATAAAATTTGTTGCATTACTTAAATCTGTTAATATAACATTTTCTTCATTATACGTATATGTAAAATTTGTATCAGGCGTATTAAATGTTCCACCACCAGTATCAATATAAATATTTGAATATTGAATTTGATTTCTTAATACCAGATCTAAACTTACAAAATTATTTAATAAACCGAAAGTAAAATTATTTATATTTGATATATCATATAAATCTATAAAACTATAATCTATTATATTTACCCCCGAAAATAATGAATCGTTTAAATGACGTAACTTAAATTCAAATATAATATTATCATAATTTTCTTTAATTTCATTAAAATCTTTCAATAATCTGTATAATAAATCAAAATCATTATAATTACTTAAAACTGAATATTTAGTTGGTATTATTATATTTTCTATTATATAACGATTATAATAATAATACAAATTATTATTAAGCATATTATCTATATTTATATTTATTAAACTTGCATCGGTTAATAATTGGTCTATATTATTAAAATTTTGTATACTATCATATGTATCTCTAGTTAAATTTATATTATCACTATTCTGGTGATAAATAAAAATTTCTTCAAGTTTTAAATATTTTTCTTTTACTTGTTTCAAATTATAAAAATTATTAGAAAATAATTTATTCAATGAATTATTGGGTAAACTTAATTGATAATTAGTAGATATAAAATCAATAGAGTTATACAATAAATTTATATTTTGAATATTTAAATCATTTATATATTCATAATCATTTGATACACTTGTTACTCGGTTATGTTTATTAATTAAATTACTATTCA